CTGGCCCTTTCAATTACACAAAACAACCGGAGAAACTGTTTTGGGCACCACAGCCAGGACCACAGGCAGAAGCGGCCACATGCCCGGCTGATGAGATATTTATGGGAGGAACCAGGGGCGGAGGAAAAAGTGATGCTGTGGTAGGTATACAGATACGGGGAGCGTTGAAGTATGCGCAACACTGGAACGGTCTCATAGTCAGACGTAAATACAAGGATTTTGCTGAATTACGTAGACGCTTTGATGAATTAATTGTGGCAGGACTTCCTGCTATTCGTGTAGGAGGGGAGAACCAAGTTAATTACGTGAGGTTTCGTAACGGTGCTGTAATTGTAATGCAGGCCATTATGCGTTTAGAACTTGCAGATTCATTACAAGGCCATCAATATACGCTTATAGCCATTGACGAGGCCCCCACAATCCCCTTCATAGCTCAATTAATCGATATGCTTAAAGGGTGCTTACGTTCCCCTCATGGAGTACCTTGTAGTATGTTTCTCACAGGTAATCCTGGAGGACCCGGCGCATCTCAAATAAAGGCTATGTATATTCCTCTTGAGGAAGGGGGAGAGAGTGACGTAGCTGAGGGTCAAGTTAAGTATATAAAACAGAAACTTAAAGATGGTACCACACATGAGTTCTCCCGTATTTTCATACGTTCTACCTTATGGGATAATAAAATACTAACGGAACAAGACCCTATGTACGAGGCCCGGCTACGCTCAATCAATAACCCCCAACTAGTGGATGCTTGGTTAGGGGGCAAGTGGAACGTATTCGTCGGGCAAGCTTTCAATTTCAACGAGCGCCACATAATACCCCCCGTTTGGCCCATCCCGGAGTACGCCCCTCTCTACATGACCTTCGATTGGGGCTTTGGCGCACCTTTCTCCATAGGATGGTGGTGGGTAGACAATGAGGACCGGATTTACCGCTTTGCTGAGTGGTACGGGTGGGATAAAGTAACCCCAAACATAGGGTTACGTCTCACAGACGGTGAAATTGCTGAGGGAATCAAGGAGCGAGAGAAAAAATTAGGTATTTGGGGCAAAAACATTACCCGACTGGCTGGACCCGACTGTTTTAACAAGAAACCAAATTACAAAGGTGGTGGTCAAGGCCCTGCTACGTCAGACGAATTCCGTTGGTTCGCAGATAAGTGCCGGAAAGAGGGAGACACCCAGGCCAATCTGACACTTATTGCTGGAGACCCGAAAAAAGAACTTAAAATCAAGCAATTCCGTAATAGAATGCAAATACCCAAGGACCCGGAAGAGTTACCCATGTTAGTAGTCTACAGCACTTGCCGCCAATTCATCCGTATCATTCCCTCCCTGTGCGTGGACGAATTAACATCTGAATATCTGGAGAAAGGTCAAGAATTACACCCGTTTGATGAAGCCAGTCACATATGTATGGCACGACCTGTAGGTTCTTCAGAAGAACACCACTCAGCACAAGATAAGGCCCGTAAGGAGGCGGCTAAGTTCAAGGGGCTGGACAACGCCGCCCGATCTGCGACTGAGGAGTGGCAGGAAACTGTTTTAGCCCTTATGGGGGAGGATGATGATGAGGTATTCTAAACAAAAGGAGGAGAAACAAAAGGAGTAAGAAAGATGAAAAAGTAGAGAAGTTCAGGGATTTGGTTGAAGATACATATGTTAAACAACCAACAGGTTGTGGTGGTAGTTTTGGTGAACTTCTTTGTTATGAGATACATACACAACCCGTAAACCCTAGAATGGGGTATAAGACTGGTCTTACTTTTAAGGAATTAGCAGCTAAGGGGGGGATTAGTCTGGAATTTCTAGGGGATTTAATAGCAGACCATTGTAGAAAATTGTAAAGTTAAACAAAAGGAGAAAAAAGGTGAGAAATACCGATAAGGAGGTGAGCAGTTCCCTTTCGGGAACCGAAAGAAAGAGGAAGGAACCTTCAAAAGACGAGGTAGACAAGATGTACGGCATTGCTAATCGTTTGGCAAATTCCTTCTATACAAAATATTTTCTAACTTACTTAGACAAACAAGACTTCGTACAAGAAGCTATGTTGGGATGGTTACAAGGACGCCCAATGCTTTACGCTATGATGGACGCATTCAGGAAAGCAGCGCCTTTAGCACGATCACAAATAGGTAAGTTAGCAATACCACGCTTAACACTCCTTACCTGGGGAATCAAGGACCCGAATGCGGGCGAGGAGACAATTATAAAAGCGGTTCTACTTAGTCAGCTTAGAGAGGTTATCTCAGAAAAGATGGACGAAGTTACGCAAGACGTTATGAACCGCTACTTTTTTAAAGATGGGTCTGAGACACTTAAGGAGATCGGCAAAAGCCATGGAGTAACTGGTTCAAATATTTACTTAAAGAAGAGGAAAGCCCTTAAAAAACTAGAGGAGGTTTGCAATAATGTATCAAAAACCTAAAGGTGGATATAATCCACATGATCCAGATCCAGGGAGGGTAACTAATGGAGGCAATACCGTTTAACGAGATAATTCTTGGTGTAGTTATAATCGCGCAGCTCATAACCAGTATACTTAGTAAACGCAGTTCAGAAATTAAGGAAAGGCAGTTAATTCAGGCTATTTTAGCGCGAAACCTGCCAGAGTATACTGCATCCTTAGAAACACCTAAAGATAAAATTCAACACATGGGCGCTGAGAGTAAATTAGCTAAAGAAGCTACAAGATTAGAGCGTGAGATGTCCAAGAGTGATTTAGACACTTTTCCCAAAGGCGCATATCCAGTAAGGTAAAATATGGCAAAATCTCCAGATAGAAAAAAACCTGATAAACAGAAAATAATCTCAGAATTTCAAGCTATATTCGACGATAGGTTAAACCCTGTTCGAGCAATCTTAGAGAGAACCTGGTTCCGTAATATTCTCTATTACTTAGGGGAGCAATGGCTTCTATGGTTTCAGGCGCAAGGAACATTTGGAAGACGTTATGAGATGAATATGACCATACCCACTCCGGTGGCTAACATGATCCGGGACTACGTAAGGTCAATGAAAGCTCTTATAATGAACAAGAAGTTCGTAACTAAGATTTGGCCTAACAGTAACCAACAAGACGATAAAGACGCTGCGGAGATGGGTGAACACCTTATTCGCTGGCTGGATACTAAAAATGATGGCGAGATTGAAGACATTAAAGAACTAATAGCTATTTGGGTAGTAATCGCGGGTAATGCCTTCGGTAGAGTATTCCCGGATAAAGACAATGGCATGTTCGTGCGGGACAAAGCGGGTAGTGTGGTGAATCAAGCTATTGATATAGCTACTGAATCTGTCATTCCCTTTAATGTGCTTGTGGACCCCCTGGGCCTATCCTTACGCCAAAAACGTTATATAGGTATTAAGTCTCTTAAGTACGTAGAATGGGCAGAAGATACCTTTGGGGTAAAAATTACAGGCAGCGATTCAGATTATCAAGCTGTAGACTATCAGCGACAGCTTATGACAATGGTGGGTAATGTTTCCCCGTGGAAGGGTCGAGGTTTTGAGACCTCTATGTTAGAAATACCTTCTGATAAGATGATAGTATTTAAGGAGATTGAGTATCGGCCTACTAAGGAATACCCTGAAGGACGGTATCAAGTCATGGCCGGTGACCAGTTACTTGTAAACGATGACCATTTACCCATCCCTGTAGAAAAAACTGGAGAATGGTATTACACCTTAACACATTTTTCGTACAACCCAACACCCGGTAGTTTTTGGGCAACTGGTGGCGTAGATGATATAATTTCCCCACAGAACACAGTCAATGAAATCGACCAAGGACTGGCTGCGAATAGGAAATCCTTGGGTCGTCCACTAGTTATGACCCCAGGTGAAATCTCCCTTAAACGTATGTCTGCGAAGGGGCAGGCTCTTCTTCACATATCTTATGATGGCCGTATGGCCGCAGGTGCGAAACCGATAATACAGGCGGGTGTACCCTATCCTCAACAAGTCATGGAGGAGCGCTCACTTAACAAGGAGACCGTCCAGGAGGTCGCTGGTGACCCAAAGAATGTATTAAGAGGGCAATCCCCTCATTCTGGCGCTAGTGGTGTCCTGGTGGACATTCTGAGGGAAACAGCCGAACAATCTCACTCACCAGACATAGAACGTTTTTACCGCGCTTGGAATAGACAAAACAAAAAGAAAGTCATACTTGCTAAACATATATTCACCAGTACAAGATTGCTTAAGATACCCGGTAAGGGTAATGAGATCATGGTTAAGAGATTTCTTGGGGCAGATTTACGGGACAACACTGATGTCCGGTTTGAATTAGACAGTGGTTTAAGTACCACTAATGCCGGAAAGAACCAATTTTTATCAAGTTTAATAAGAGATAAGTTTTGGGGAGAGGATATAACATTACACCCGGAAGTTCAACGTGAATTATTAAAACGTATGGGCATGAGTGGATTCCCTGAAGAACAGAATATTCATCGCGAGAGGGCTGAGTACGAGAACTCTATTATAGCGGACGGGAGTAAAAAGGATTTAGAGCGAATAGCTTTTCCGATTATGTTAATTCCAGATCCAAACTCGGAGACAGGAGAACCTTTACTCGATAACAAAACAGGACAACCCATTTCTCTCTTTCCAGAAGGAGAAGATCCGGTATTTAGATTGGACCCCCATGATCTTCACATTAAAGTACACGATTCTCTAATATTTAGTCGAGAATTCCTTGCTTGGAAAGAAGATAAACAAATGATGCTCATTGCTCATCGTGATTTACATCAAGCGGCGTTGGATCAGGAACGATTAGCGAATGAAGAGAAACTGCTTGAATTAGCTCAACAAGGTATACCGCCCGAAGAAGTTGGCGGTGAAGCTGGCGTAGGGCCGGGTGGACCTGGTGGACCTGGGGGTGGGCCGAATGGTGGACAATCTTCACCTCAACCGCCTCCAGGTGAAGCTGTAGAGCAAGCTGGAGGAGGACAAAAACCTTTATAATGCCTGTTAAAATACGTAAAAACAAAGAAGGATATACTACATCAACTCCAGGTGGAGTCAAAGGTCGAGGTATGACCTTACGTGATGCTAAACGTCAAAAACGTCTGCTAAACGCTATTGAGCACGATCCTACGTTTAAGCCGGATAAGAAGAAAAAGACGCCTAAAAGAAAATATTACAGAGCACCTACATACATAGTAGGTTCACGAGGATAAAATGCCGACATTAAGACAAGCTAAAGCACGCGCCCGTCAGTTACGTCTTGCTGTACGTAAAGTAAAATTAAACCGTGAGAATCGTCCAGAGAGTCAGGTAGACGATGAAGCGAGTTTCTTCGCCCAAAGTGCAGATGCTATTGACGCGGCTATTAAAGCTGGAGAGTTTAAGTCTAAACCTAAAAAGAGAATAAATATTCGCAGTGGCCCTTTTAGTGCTTCTGCGGAGAGAAGGTAAAAAT